CCACCACCGTCAGCACCTGCATCTGTTGGTGTTGCTACTGAACCAAGTGTAAGGTTCTTGTCATCAACTGTGATTTCTGTTGAGTTAATTGTAGTTGTTGTACCATTAACTGTTAGGTCCCCTGAAAGAACCAAAGATGTACCAGTTGCAGCACCAATGTTTGGTGTTACAAGTGTTGGGGTATTAGCAAAAACAAGTGCTCCAGTACCAGTCTCATCTGAGATAACTGAAATAAGTTCTGCTGAAGATGTTGCTGCAAAAGCATCCAACTTATTATTTGTAAGAGCAACAGTACCTGTAGCGTCTGGCAAAGTAATAGTGCGATCTGCTGTAGGGTTGGTTACTGTAAGAGTTGTCTCGTTATTATCTGCTGATGAACCTTCAAATACAACGCTTGAATCTGAAAGTGCAAGTCCTGAAACTACTGGGCTTGTAAGTGTCTTATTTGTAAGAGTTTGTGTATCAGTTGTTCCAACTACTGAACCAGTTACACCGTGTACTCCTGTTGAAGCACCTGTGTGAGTTGTAAGGTCTGATGCTGAAGCCTTAGCAGCAAGATCAGTAGTAAGACCTGAAATCTTAGACTGAGCAATCGCTGCTGATGCACTAACATCGCCGTCAACAATAGTTCCGTCTGCAATCATTGTGCTTGTAACAGTTCCAGTATCTCCAGTGGTTACAAAGTTAGAGTCTGTGAGTGCAGCATTAAATTCTGCAGTGGTTCCAGTTACTGTGTTTGTTGCTAGCGAAATTGACTTGTTTGAAAATGTATTTGTTGAAGATGCACTAACTGTAATGTCTGAAGTAAGTGCTACTGTGCCAGTTGCATCTGGAAGTGTGATTGTACGATCTGCTGTTGGGTCTGTTACTGCAAGAGTGGTTTCAAAACCATCTGCTGTAGAACCTTCGAATTCAATACTTGAACCAAATACACCAACTGCTGCTGGGGCTGACCACTCAACGCCGTATGTAGCACCTGAGTTTGCTGTAAGTACTTGACCATTTGAGCCAATGCCTAAACGAGCAACTGCATCGTCTGCACTACCAACAATCAAATCACCTTTAGCGTCAACGACACCTGCTGTGATAATATTCTTTCCATTAACGGTCGCAGTTGATCCCTCAACTACCAGTCCCGCTTTTACTCTAAAATCTTTTGTTACTGTTGCCATTTTATCTCCTTAGTTAGGCCTTTAACCCAATACGCAAATAGCGCAAGGTTATTGGTGTTTGCCCACCCACTGGAACTACAGTTAGTGAAACTGTATCTCCTGCTCTAGACACGGAGATGGTGCCAATATTCCCATCATTGTCTACTGTTCCATATTCACTGACACTCACATCTGTGTTATCAGGGACTATGGTTAATTCTGTGGCCCAATACTTGTTTGCACCACCAGAAGTCTTTTTAATTGAGATCAAGTATTTTACTGATCTCCACTCACTTGCCAAAAAGTTATCAAAAATTGTTGAGTTCTCAATACCGTTGATTGTAACTTCATTGTTGCCATCTGAACCAAGATCTGTTGATCTTGCAGATGTACTATCAATCAAATCTTCATAGTTTGTTTGACTTGGACGGTCTCCAGTCTGAAACAGAGACTTGATGCTTGCGATTGATAATTTGGCCATACTGGAATTATATCACACATTTTAAAGTATATAGTTAGAGAAACCAATAACCTGTAGCGGAATTGCTGGAATATTGCCAATGGATGTTGGTATCTGTATGGCTGTAAGTCTTATTCTAAATGGTAGGACTGAGTTTATGCTTACCCCCCGAATTGGTTGGGTAATTTCTATATTTGGAGAATAAACTCTTTCAATGTCTGTTGTAAAAACTGGGGTATTGTTATTTATAACAACTGTTGCCATTAGTTGGTAACATCCTCAAGGAGAATAATCTTCCCTTGAGCAACTGTCCAAACAAGTGTGTTCTGTGGAAGACGCAATTCAATATCAAAAATATCATTTGTTCTTAGTTGTGCGGATTGTGCTGCAGTTAGATTAACCTTAAACTCACCATCAGCATCATCTAGGTCTTGCTCTGGTGTAATTGTAAAAATTAGGCTTGCAGTATCTGTAATTATTTGAGGCTCAACTGGAGTAGTAGGTCTTTTAAATTCTACTTCAATATCCCAATCAGGAATATTTAAAGGCTCTTTAGCATCATCTGTTAGGTAAACTTTAAAAGATGCTGTATCGCCTTTTACGATTGTCCAATTAACAAATGGTGGTTTTTCGCCAATGTCATATGTTGATGCGCCTTGACCTCTATAAGTTGCCATTATGCTAACCCTGCTTTCAGTGATCCCCAAGTGCCATTGCCTTTTGGTTGACCAACTAGTAATATGCCTGTTGTTGCATTCTTTTTTGCAACCACTGCTACTGCTCCAGAACCTGTGGCTGGCCTAGTTGCTGTCAATCCACCGTTGTTTGCAACATATAAAACATTTCCAACTTCGTATGCGTTAGTGTTGACTCCTGAAAATACACCAAACAAAACAATAACGCCATCAGAACCATTTGCTATGGCTGCTTGTGCTAAACCAGCAAATGGAAAAGTTGTTAAATCATCAGAGTCACATTTTGCAATTCTTGGTTTTGATGTTCCATATCCAGAAATATATACTGGATCACCTTTAGCAATTGAAGATCCGCTATTATTTGTAACTTCAAGAGTGCGATAAGCAGGGTCTACTGTGGCAATTAATGTTTCAATTGCTTCAGATAATGCCTGAATATCTTCATGCACATTTACTGGGTCGCTTGAAAGCGGGTAAGGGATTCCATAAGTAGTTGTTGAACCTGTAGCCATAGTCTTTCTATTATACCACTTTGAATTATAACAAACAGGTAACAATAATATAAAAATATCAAAACTTTGACTTTCGGGGCAAAAACATGTTATACTTGGTAGTAACACCAGACAACTGGTGCTTTTGTTTCTAGGAGGTTTATATTATGAGAAGAGACAAGATGGCTTGGATTGGAATCCTATCATTAGTGGGACTACTTGCACCTATAAGTAACTCTGCCAATGCGCTAACAACTACAACTGATAATAATTTATTGAGTAATAAAACTCTGATTGCCCCTGCCGACCACAAGTCGGCTTTTTTGGTTTCTAAGCCAAGTAAAAAGGTAATTTTGGAAAAGTATGCAAATGCTACTAGTTTGAGTGATGATGATTTAATAAAAATGTTAAAGGCTGTAGGTTTTACAGGAAAGGGTCTAAAGACTGCTTGGGCTGTTGCCAAGGCAGAATCAAACGGAAGACCTCTTGCTTTTAATGGAAACTCTAAGACTGGAGACAGTTCTTACGGGGTATTTCAAATAAATATGATCGGGGATCTAGGACCAGATCGTAGAGATAAGTTCAACCTAGACACTAATGCTGAGTTATTTAGTCCCGTTAAAAATGCAGAGATTGTGTTTCATATGACGCAGGGTGGAACAAATTGGAAATCTTGGAAACATGCCAAGCCTGTCCAATATCAAAGATGGCTAAAGAAGTTCCCTGGCCAATACAATTAATAATAAAAGAATACCCTTACTTTAATAGGTAGGGGTATTTTTTTTTACCTTATACTAAACAACAATGTTGGTTTTATACATTTCTTCCCAGGCCTGAACATCAGAAAGATCATTTAACAATGGCTGCCCCTTAATGTTTAAACTTGTATTAAGTAATACTGGAACGCCTGTTTGCAAATAAAACTTATTTATAACACGGTAAAGACCTGGATGCTGATCTCTTGTAACAGTCTGGACCCTTGATGTGCCATCAGCATGAACCACAGAAGGTATTTTTTCTGGCTTTAAACATTTTACCGTATACTGCATATAAGGGCTTGCAAAATCCATATCAAACCACTTTCTAGCGTGATCTGCCATTACTACGGGAGCAAACGGTCTAAACAGTTCTCTTTGCTTGATCTCATTTACCTTATCTTTTATATTTGGATCTCTTGGGTCTGCAAGGATAGACCTATTTCCAAGTGCTCTGGGGCCATACTCTGCTCTTCCTGATGCAACTGCTACTATTCCATTTTTTAATATACCGTCAATTATTTTGTCAACTGGATATTTTTCGCCTAAGTCGTGACCTAGGTACGGACCTTTCCACTCAATATGTTTTCCGTATAACGCTGCTGCAGCCCCTAAAGAACTTCCAGCATCTCCTGGGTTTGGCATAATCCAAACATCTTTAAATATCTTCCAAAGCAGGGTATTTGCTGAAGAGTTAAGAGCACAACCACCCATAAAAACTAAGTTGTTTTTACCAGTAATACTAAATGCCATATGCATAAAATCATTAAGCCTTTGCTCATATACAACCTGAACTGCTGCTGCAATATCAAACCTATCTTGTTCTGATTTGATTTCTCCCCAGTCGGTAATTCCTTTATGAAAATTATACTTTTGTTTGGTATATGAAGGAAAGTATTCATCAACCTTTCTGTAATATTTTGTCCAGTCACCATATGCTGCCATACCCATCATAATATATTCTTCTTGGTTTGGCATTAGTCCAATTAGTTGAGTAAATGCGGAATAAAACAAGCCAAAACTAACGGGGTAATTTTGCTTATACTTTAACTTTATTTTGTTTCCTTCGCCAACCCAGATAGTTGAAGTATTATATTCTCCAATTGCATCAAGGACTACGATTACGGCATTATTAAAAGAACTTGTGTAATATCCCGCTGCAGCGTGTGAGTAGTGATGACTAAAAGATTTTCTCGGAACTCCAGCAAGTTCAAACCTTGGCCTCCAGTCTCCAGAGCCACCCCTTAAAGCCAGCCTAGAGGCCTTTAGAATGGGCTTCTCATAGTAGGCAATATAATCTGGTGCACCATACTGCAAAGCATCTTTTATTAAACTATCATTGATATACCAGTCATTTTTTTGCTTGCTATATCTTTCTGCATGCCCTGCAAAAAGGATCTCTCCATCTTTAATTAGAGATACGGATGCGTCGTGAGAAGTTTCATTTAATCCAAGAATTATCACACTTTATCCTTTACATGTTTATAAAATTCTTCTGCTACATGAGTATGTCTATGTGTTCCCCAGTGTGCATCATCTGCAGCCAAATCAAATATTTTGGGGTGTTGCAGTTCTATGTCTTTGTGACAATTGATAGTTAAGTTACAACCTTTTTTGTCTAAACAAAGATCATCTTTTAAAACTTGACTGTTATGATACAAATCTGGACCTTTTGGATCAATTGCTACCCAATTTTGCATTTTTATATCTACAATATATTTAAAATATGAGTTATCTTTTTCATTCATTTTTTTTAATGATTTTTGTGTATGAAAATCCCAAGTAGACCAAATTAATTTTATGTTAGCAGTATCGCAGTATTGCTCAAGAAGATTTATGCTTTGTGTAGCCATCCAATAGGGAACATCTAAAGGAACAACCTCTTCCACTATGTGTGGTTTTTTAGAAAATTTAGGATGTATTTTTTCCATTAAGTACGAATGATCTAAATATCTATCATTTAATGGCCTTGGTTGTGAATCATACTTCTTATCTTGTGGTGTTAATATTGCAGGATTTACTGGCAACATAAGTCTTTCAAAGTTAGGGAAAAGAACAACTATTGTTTTAGGGTGGCCAAATAGTCTAAAATATGCAAAAAGATTGTTTACAATTGTTGTAACTGATGCTCCAGGTATGGCTAGGTTTGCATAATCTTTTCCTAATTTATTTGCTAATTGAACTCCCCAAATCATCTCTTCTGGAATACCCATACCGTATGTATGAGAGCACCCAGCAAAAACAAAATCTTGATCTGAGCAAAATTCTGAAGACCTAAAGGCATACTTATTGACCCTATATGTATAATCATCTTTTAACCAATATGAGCGATTATCTGGACCGTCAAAATTTTTGCCACGAATTGGTTCATATAGTGGATTAAAAAATAAAAATTCTAGTGTATGTTCATTAAAGTTATAATAATTGTTGTGACCGTTTAACACAGCATCGTCAATTAAGTTGTAATGACCTAATTCTGGATTTTTAATTGAATCAGTATAGTTTGGATTAGTCGACATTAATATATAAACCTCTTACTCTTTTTTTTAATTTTTTTTATTTTTTTATTAATAAAAAATCTATAGATTTTATATAAAAATTTATTCATTTGGCTAAATCCCACTCAACTATAAAGTTTTTTAAGTTTTTAAATTCTTGCATATCTTCACTATTATTTATGTCATATTTTGTAAATGGAATATTGAATTGACTTGCATTTAGGTGATATATTTCTATATAATATTTTTCAGTTGGATTAATAGATAAAATGCTGTTATCCTCATTACAAAATGTGCAACAGTTTACTAATGCAGATCCGTACAAGCATACAATTTTTTCAGATTGTTGTACCATTTTTATTTGATCTAGCATTGCCATGTTTTCTAAAAACACTATTTCATATCCAAGATCTTTCATAAAAGTTTCTAATTCTTTTTCTTTTATAAATTTTCTATCATTTGCTAATAGTCTAGAAATATATATTTTTTTACCTTTAATAACATTATCTTTTGGAAATGAATTTCTCAGTATTTTTGAATTTTCTGCAAATAGTTTATGAGATGGCGGTTTTAAAAAATGATTAATTTCAAAATTTTTATTATTATAAAAATATATAATGTCATCATATCTATCTTCTTTTTTGTCATATCCATAAAAAGCGCTATCAAAATATAAATAAGCACTCTTTACTTTTATATTTAAGAATTCAACCTTATCATAACACGCAAACTCAACATCTTTTATATGTTTAAAAAAATCATATATGTGTGCAGCATTCGGTGCACCATCTTCTTTTCTTAACATAAAGTCAAAGATGCCGTTACTTTTTGTTGCACCTGCGTCAAGTAAAAATATAACCTTAAATTTTTCACCAGATTCTTTAAGTTTTAAAACCTTAATAAAAATTTCATACATATTGTGAGAATATTGTGGTATTAATGGAAAAATTATAACTGATTCTTCATCGTATTGATCTAAATCTGATTCATAAAAAGATTCAATATGTGATTGAAATGGCAGACCGTGAAAATCGTGCAAGCCAAACCTTGGGTTATTAACTTTAATAGCAAGTTCTTTATCTCCCAACTCTATTATTTTTTCTATTGGTATAGTGTTTATGTCTAAACTTTTAAACATGTATGTCATAAAGTTTATCCTTAAATTGATTAATATCTTCAGCAGTCCCTAAATGATAAAAAACTTGACACTCTATGTTTTTTACAATTTTTCCATCTGATATTGCTTTGTTAATTGAAGGAGATATGTAAAATTCATTATTAACTTTTATTTTATTTTTTATCATGTCTTCCAAATAATCAAAAAACATTTTTCCTGTTTTCCAAATTATAACTCCAGAAATTGCGTCATTGCTTATAACCTGTTTTTCAAAAACAGAAACAACTAAATCTTTAGATTTTTTAATATAAGAGTATGTTGGGCTACCTTGTTTACTTGTTATAATTATAATGTCAACATTGTTTGCCAACATTTTTTCAACTTCTTTTACGTCAAATCTTATAAATATGTCGGAGTCACACGTTATGAGTGGTGTATCATTGTATAAAAAACTTTTTGACAATAAGCATGATAATGCTGCGCCATCTAGTTTTTCTTTTTGTTTAATAATTGTGCTATTTGGATAAAACTCTTTAATATAATCAAAGATTTTATATTTTTCATCGTGATCTTGTCTTGCAATAAAGGTAAAGTGGTTATTTTTATTAAAAACACTTGCAGCATACTCAAAGATTGGCTTGTCAAATATTTTTATCATAGGCTTTGGCAGTTCACCTAAAGACCTGGTTCTTGTTCCGTCTCCGGCCATTGGCATTAAAATATTAAACATTAGCATCCCACCTCTTTTAATATTTTATCACACTTATCTAAAAACTGTTCTACATTTTCTGGTTTATCTACATGCAATGGTGTCATAGATAAAAATAGTGACGCTTCATATACCTTTAAAAGTTCTATAGATATTTTATTTTTATTTAAATAATTATAAAATAAGTTTTGTATGTGATCATAGTTAATTGTTGTATTGTATATAATTGATTCATACCCACCAAAAATTGAATGACTTATTTTTGCTAAATCGTAATATTCATCCATAAAAATATCACCCTCTTGTTTAGCGCCCCTTGGATCTATAAATTTTAGCATGTCTATTTCTTCAATCCAAATAATATTAGAAAAGCAAAGGTCTCCATGAGAAATTTTCTTGTTCCAGGTAGTTCTTAAATTAATGTATTTATTAAATGCAAACTCTAATCTATTAAACAATTCTGTGTCAGAATTTTTTATTCTATTTTTAGTTTTTTCTAATACTAAATATTTTGATTCTAAAAAAACCTCTTCTTTAGAAAAAAGTTTTTTATATTCTTTAAACGTGTCTATTTTGTTTAAAATTTTTAAAAACGAGTTAGCACCAACATACTCTGTTTCAAACAATTTTGCTAAATTGCTATGATTTATAAATTCCATTTTATAACTTGCTGTTCCATCTTTAACATTATAACCAAATGGCTGAACAAAAAATCTTTGCACACTTTGCGGAAGATAGTAATAATAGTCATATTCAGATTTGATTTTTTCCATATTAGTAGAGGTTTTAACAAGTAGGTCATTGTCTATATGAAGTTTGTTAAAATATCTTGAATTATAATAATCTGTATTAAACATAACTATAAAATTCTTTTTTGGTGGTCAGAATATTTTTTACCAAAAGCATGCACACCATTAAAATATTTTCTTCCAGATTCGTGTACTTTTTCTTTATCTTCGTTTGTTCTTTGCCTATTTAACTCTGCAGAATCGTATAGTTCTGCCTCATGATAATGTTTGTCAAAAATATTAGTAATTAAATCTACTTTAAAGTTATCAACAAAGTATCTGGAAATTGGAATAAATGCTCCAAGAGCATCTCCTTTTCTTACAT